ATATTGAATATTAAAAGCACCTCCACCACCTCCTCCTCCACCAAAACGGTTAGTACCTGCTGCAAGTCTTGCTCCACTTCCTCCGCCAGCACCAGCTCCACCTACAAATACTATAACTCCCTTTAATCCTGCTGGTTTTGTCCAAGTAGAACTACCTGGAGTATTATAGACATTAAATGTATATTTTGCCTGAGAAGTACCACTAATTATAGTGAACCCATCTTCCCTGCTCCATTGTAGACTATCTCCTGACTGAAGTGTTTGCTTGACATATAGATAGTCAGTACCACTGATATCTTTTTTAATAGTCACAGTAGCAGCGACTGTATCTGCGTTATAAACCACCATGTGAACTACTTGCCTTGTGGTAGATGCAGCAGGGGCAGCAACCATGTCAACATCAGTAGTACTATTGGTATTTCCCTGACTGCTCGACTGAGGCAAGGTCATACCTGCTGAAGTGATATCTTGATAAGATGTTATCCAGTTTAACTGACTTGTAGTAATAGCACCTGCTAATACTATCTGAAGCTTCTCTGTCGTGTTTGATAAATACATTAGTATGCTGATATATAAGCCATGACTTGATTAACGGTAGGACCTGCTGCTGATGCATTCAGAGTAGATCCAGACATTGATAAGCCAGTGCCAATTGTTATTTCTTGAAGTGTTGTGCTTGATGCTGATGATCCAATTAGTTTGCTTGTGGTTGAAGCAGCTTGCATCTTTGCATAGGTAACTGAACTATTCGCAATAGTTGCAGCAACTGAACCAGGTCCTGATGCAGTCACATCACCAGTCAATGCTGTGATATAATTTCCTGCTACTTGCTTTGAATTAAATGTACTCCAATCAGCAGAACTCAATGCACCTCTATTAGTAGCAGATGCAGTTGGTATATTAAAAGTATGAGTACTTGTAGCAGATGATATATTAAAATCTGTACCAGTTGTTCCAGTAGCAAAAGTCTGCGTTACAGTAGTAAGGGTATTAAGTGTAGTAATACCACCTGTAGTAATCTGAACCCATGTAAGATTGGTCGTTCCAATTACAATAGGTACTGCTGCTGGAGTTAAGTGCCAAATAGAGTTAGATAATGTAGAGCCATTAATAACACTAATTGTAGCTTCAGAAAGATATGTTGGGGTATTAGCATCAGAAGACCTTGTAAGTATAAAAGGTTGTGTAACACTGCCAAGTTGAGTAACAACATAGATACCATTGTTTGGAAGATTAGCTCCAACCTCATCTTTTACTAATAACCTTTCTCCAAGTCCTATAGCATGACCATCTGTAGTTGCAGAAGGTATAGTACCATTAGTAGTTCTTGTAAGAATCTGACCAGATCCTGAAACAGTATAAGTTGGCAATGCTGTAACTGTAGCTGCATGAGCAGCTTCCTTCCAGTCCACACCATTTATAAGATTATCTACATACTGCTTAGTAGCAGCCTGAAGTCCAGTAGTAGGGTCTGTATTAAGAATGAGATTACCAATCATGGTATCTCCACCCTTATCTACAGGAGTATATCCAAGGATGTTCTGCTTAGTAGCCAATCCATTATCCACATATGTCTTTACGGCATACTGAGATGGAACCAACAGATTGCTATTATTAGCAAGTGATGGATCTGGATCAATAGGAACTCCCCTTGTAAATGATTGACTCATCTTATCTCTCTGAATTTAACTCCTGCATATATTGTTGGTGTACCACTTAATGCAGTTACTTTTAATGTTAAACTTCCCATTGTTCTGTTTGCACCAGCTGCATCAAGTGTCATTGGATATCTTGATATAACTGCTGTATTAACTAATCCCTTTGAATTACCACCAACAGTAACCCAACCTGAGTCAATAATTATAGGTGGAGAACCTGATAAAGTAGCTCCTGTATTGACCTCAACACTTGAATATGTAGTATTTACATCAGCCCAAGATCCACCTGTAATAGCTTGACCTACACACAAATCCCATCTAATATTTTCATTTGTGCTACCAAGGTTGAGGATTTCTACATCTATATAACCTACCCTCATTCTATTGGCTATTCCATTGAATGTAGTCTTGGGTCTAATTGTCATTAATTGTGTTCCTGCTACAGCTACTGTTCTACTTGCATTAGTCTCAAAAGTATATCCAAAGACATTAATATCCTCAGCACCACCTTCTGATATAACAGCAGAACATACAAAGTTCATAGTAGTACTCACAGTTCCAGTACAGGTCATGCCACATCTTATAGGAAGATTAGCAGACTGTATATATGGGTACAATGCAAGGTTGGCGTGCAAAAACTCATGGGCATATACTATCTGCCCACCCATATCAAAACCAACCCTTACACGACCTACATATAGAGCTTGTATATCAATGACTAAAATCTGAGTCTTGGTTATATCAAGAGTAATTCCACTTGGTCCTGTTCCATCTAGTTTATCTAAGTTCCAGTTAGTTTGAGTTACTGTTTCATTTCCAAGACCAGAACCTGAGTAAACTGTAAACTGTTTTGTAGTACCATTTAACTGAAACTCTACTCCATTAACGCCATCAGAATACCCAGCAAATTTCAATACATTAGCAACAGATGCAATCATATTGAATGTAACAAGAGCCAATTGTGACCTTCCAGGCTGATAAGGCAGATATTCATAGCTCTGCATATAAGCCTTACCACCAATGGGTGTTGAACTGAATGTCATCAATGCACACCTATTGGTAGTGTCGTGAGCAATACTTGCACCAGATCCGTTGGTAATCTGTTCAAATATAATTGGGGTAAGATCGTATGTAAACTGAGCATTATGCAGGATAAGGGGATTACTAACCCTTAGTCTGCTAAATGCATCAAGATTTGGACTGTCCTTTATAGTGACAGCACTATCCATTATATTATATCCTGTATATCCTTGCATTATGATATTTCTGATCCAAACAATTGGAAGGTTAGATTAGCGTTTGACGCATAAACTTTTACTTTATCTGTAGTTGCAAGAGTTACACCTATTGTAGCAATAAATGTATCATTTCCTGCAATTGAAACATCATAATAAAGATAATCTTTATTTGTAGTAGCTCCACCACTAACAGCAACTGATACCCTAAAAGTAGCAATTGTAGTTCCTCTATTTGTTACAGTTACAGAACTAGCTATTGCTGAGGTAGCAGCAGGTACTGTATATAGAGTTGTCTCTGTAGTAGCTGCGGTAGCTTGTTGTCCTAATACTTTATATACAATTGCCATATTATCCTCCCATTAATAAAAACGGACTAATTACATCTACTGCACCTCCACCACCTGATGTAGCAACTAATGGATTTCCACTAGTACCATCTCCTGTTATTGTAGTTCCATCTGTAAATACTCCTTTAAATAAAATTATAGGATTTGCAGGGTCAGTATTATCTACTGTTATTACTCCACTACCATCATCTGTAACTGACATTACAATACCACCATGTGAAACAAGTGGATTAGATGGAGTTCCATCACCTGTAATGGTAGTACCATCTACAGATATTTGAATAATAGGATTAGATGGGTCGGTGTTATTTGTATTTAGTCCAGTTACAGATTGTACACCTGTACTATTTACAGTAGTATTTGTAACACCTGTTTCTTTCTTTTTTAACCTGCCATCTTTCTGTCCAATATAAATTGTACCATCACTTCCATAGTAACGGAAATTATATCTAGCCAGTTTATTGGCATGTATATAAGAAATATTATCAGCCATTAATTATACACTCTCAATTCAAAAGAAGTATTATTCAACAAACCATCAGTATAAGCACCACTGCTTCCTGTAGTTATAGTAATTTGAGTTCTTCCATTAGATATTGATCCAACATAACATTCAGAAAATGAATAACTAGCTGTCATACCATCAACAGTATTTGGATTTATAATTAACCAAATTTTGTTACGGTCTATTGTTTGGTCAATAGACATATTATATGCACCAGTTCCAACATACTCAAATACTGGAAGAGTTTGAAGAGTATTCTCAAGAACTATTGAAGTAGGAGGAGTAGCAGTACCATCTTGAGATAATAAAGCAGTATATACTCTATATGGTCTACCATAAAAGTCTAATGTGCGTGCAACATCCTTGATATTTACACCAGTCAGTGCTGCTAATTTTTCAGCTACTGTAAAATTAGGATTATTTGTCATATTTATTCTTATTTGTTTTAGCGACTTTTAAGGCTGTTTCAGATTTTTGTTTCTCAATCTTCTCTCTTGAAGCAATCTCCTTTGCCTTAAGGTCAAGTTCTTGTTGTTTGAGGGTTTTTTCAGAGGCTGCTTTGATTTGATCTGCTTGGAGTTTAAGTCTTTCAATAAACTCTTTAGATTGTGCTTCACGCTCTTTAAGAGCTTGGCCAGCCAAAGCCACAGGGTCGGGGATTCCATCTCCATTTAAATCTAGTTCTTGTTGACGACTGAATACCCCTATCTCTGCGACTTGTATTTTCGTCTGGTTAGTACTATCACTTATATATTGCTTCAGAGCGAGATCCTCTTTATGCATTTGTTGTTCAGCAGCAATCTTATTCTGTTCAATTTGACTCTGTTGTTCTTGAGCTTGTTGAGCTTGCTGTTGTTTTGATTCATAATATTGTTTGAGAGTAGCCCTTACATGAGATACAGATTCGCTTGTATAAATATCTGCAAGTTGATAGAATGCCATTTGATCATTTTGAAGAGCAAACTTAGCATGACTTTTCATAGTCTCAAGAACTTCCATATCTTTCATATCATCTGTTACAAATACTCCATAATCAGCATTATTGAAAGTGTCACCATCAACTCTAAACATAATATCCTGAAGATCATCAGTCACATATTGTAGAACTTTTGATCCATCTTTATATACATCTTTTGCAACTTCTAAAATTGCAGTACAAGCATCAAGCTTTGTAAGGGTATGCATCCTGAAAAGATCTTCAGTAACAAGACTTGATTGAGTAATACTTCTTTCTACATTACCTACCATTTCAGAAGTACTAATTGCACCAAGACGTTGAGGAGGAACACCAGCAGTATTTTGAATCTTTCTTTCAATCTCTTGCAACAACTGAATATTAAACTGAATATAGTTACCCATCTCAAGATTAAGTTCCTTGTTAAGAGTAGACATATTCTGATTAATACCCATACGTTTGTTACCCTCATTCATGGAGTTCACAAAACCTACACGCATTGCACGTGCATAATAGAACCATTTTTCTACATCCCACCCATCAGGAATAGTAGATACATCTATCACTGCAATCTTACCAATGTTAGTAGCAAGAGCCAGTTCAGTATCATACCAAATAATAAAATATAGGTACAACCATGGAACAAGACGATCCATTAGTGATGTAGACTGAGAGTTAATAGCTGAACAGATACGTCCTACATACCCTGATTTACATTTAGATAGGTTATCCATTGACCTGAACTGTTGAGGTCTGCGACGAATCATATCATCAATAAACATATCAGCACCAATCCTGACTCCCTCCCAATACTCGGAGATCCAGAACCATTCAACTCTCTGATGTTTATCTTGTTTATCCCACTGCCATGATTCATCAACAAGCATTTGTTGTTCTTCACCAGTCTGAGGATCAATATAATAGAAATTTCCTACCTTACGGAAGGACTTCCAGCGAACTCTGAATACAGGAATCCTATCAAGAGCATATTCCTCACCTTCAAAATTGTAGATACTTTCTACAGTCTTGATTGTCATTGGATTAATAATCTCATTACCAGGAAAGTAGTTGGCATAATACATTTCCAACTCATCAATCTGTTGAGGAGTAAGAACCTCATAGAACTCATCAATGATCTGATTTACAGTCATATAGTTCTGTTCAAGGATTTGTGACGCCTCATCTACAGTATCTACATTCTCTGGAATAAAGAAATATACCTGAAGAGGATTAACCCTTCTGATAACTACTTCTTTAGCAACCTGATCTACGGCATAAAACTCTTCACCACAAATCAACCAGTCTTTCCAACCCTTAGCAAATTCATCTTTAAGACGATATTTCTTTTTATAATACTGAAGAAACAAACTAGCTGTCTCTTCTTTCATGTCCTTAATGGACTTTTGCATATTTTTAACTACATCTTCAGGTGTAGGAGGAGGATTGTTAGGATCC